GATCGAAGAAATTACCGAAATGATACAGGCTATTTCCGAGCACTGGGCGTATATCATTACCGAAATGATGGATCAGCCTATCACGCAGCGAGTAAAGGACGATTCAGGTCAAATGGCATTTCAGACGTTAGATCCTGGAGAAATGAGAGAACAAGGCATATCGTCAGACAGCTTTGATTACGAGATAGCCGTAGGATCCACACTTCCGCACGATCAGCAGGCCGAGTTCCAGGAAACGATGATGCTGGCACAGGCAGGTATGGTACCACCGGAAATGGTCATTGATGCCAGTCAGTTCATCCGCGACAAAGGCAGAGCAAAGGATTTCATAAGACAGGCAATGAGCCAGGCACAGGCAGGTAATGGTGAAATGGCCAATCTTACACCGGAAGAACAGCAGATAATGCAAAGCACCGATGAAGACGCAATTAACGACGTATTGATGAGACATCCGGAGATTGTGGAAGCTATGAACCAGGAACAGCCACAGACACAATAATTTAGTTTGTCAAAAAGATTTGGTAAATGAATTGATTGTTACGGAAAGTTAGATCATGATAATAACAAAAATAATTTAATGAGCTTTATCTAACACAGCGTCCAACGACCAACTGAAAGGAAAAGCAAAATGAGTGATTTACGAAACATAGAAATACCTGACGAAGAACTGGCGTCTTTAATGATTGAAGACCAACCGGAACCAGATCAGGCTGCACAAGTCGAGGATGGTGAGGCTGCAGCCGCCGCCGAGAACCAGAGTGCCGAGACTGATGCAGAACAGAGTGGCGTAGAGCCTGCCAAAGACCAGGAATCTCCGGAAACGGAGCAATCGAAGGACGATAAACAGGCCACAGACGAGATAACGGTGTTGAAGACACCGGACGGCAAAGAGTATTCTTTGGAAGACGTCCTTAAAATGCAGGAAGACCTTGACAATGCTGGTAACTGGCGAAAGTCAAATACCGAAACGGCTCAGGATCTTGCTGTAAAGGAAAATGCTCTTTCCAAAGTGTACAGCGATGCGGACCTCATGGATGCTCTCGATGATTATTTCGATGGCTCCGACAACAATCCGCTACGCACTATGCAGCCGGAATCGTCTGAAAGTCCGTCTGACACGGCAGTAGAGTCCGCAAAACAGGCAACGGATAAGTCCGACCTGACACAAATGCAGACTCGTTTACAGCAGCTTGAGCAAAAGGAAGTTGACAGACAGGTCGAACTGGAAGTTTCCCAGCTTGTAAAGAAACATCCGGAACTGGATGAACAAAAGGAATTGAACAAGGTCATTCAACACGCTTTGGACATCAACACCAATCTGGAGGTTGCTTATCGAGATCTTAATTTCTCGAAGGTAGCCGGTGAACTTGATAGTGTAAGGTCCAAACCGAAGGCCAGGAAAGCGATTCCTACCGCAAGTGGAACAGCGAAAGGTGCCAAAGCTACCGCACATCAGAATATAGCGTCAGACTACGACGAGGCGGCTAAACGTGCTCTGGAAGATTATATAGGAGGATAGTGTATATGGCACTTTCCTATGACCAGATAACAGCCACGACTCGGAAGCACTTTATTCCCAAGCTCGTTGACAACATTTTTGTTTCCAATGTTATCACTCAACGCCTGCTAAAGAAAAGTGTATCTACGTCTGGTGGTGAAAAGATCGTAGAACCTTTGATTTACGCCAAAGGCAGATCAGGTTTCTACGATTCTTACGATGTCCTGGATATCTCTCCGACTGATGAGATCACAGCAGCAGCCTACGACTGGAAGTTCGCTTACGCCGCAATAACTATTTCGCGGAAGGAAGAACTCCAGAACTCTGGGCCGGATGCAGTGATTGATCTGTTGAAATCGAAAATGAAGATCGCCGAAATGACCATTAAGGATACTTTCGGAACCAACGTATTTACGACTGGTGCGACTTCAGCTAACGCTTTCGTCGGGTTTTACGACCTGATTGAACAGAACTCATCAGCAGTTGGCGGAATTGATCCAAGTTCATATAGCTGGTGGAGTTCAAACACATTGAACGTTACCAGTGCTTCCAATTACGGAAACTCAACAGCTCCAGACTGGGATGCTATTGTTACTACGACTAACGCTTCATACGTACACAAGTTTATGCGTGATATGTATGGACAGTGTACGGAAGACAATATCCAGCCTTCACTGATTGTTACGACTCAAGAAGTATATGATGCTTATGAGGCGTCCTTAACCGCCAACAAGCGGTTTACAGGCAATCAGAGTTTAGCTGATGCAGGATTTCCGAACTTGGCTTTCAGAAATGCATCCGTAGTTGTGGACTCTCATTGTCCCAGTGGTCGGATGTATTTCTTGAACGAGGATTACTTGCAGTTCAGGCACCACAAAGACGAGTTCTTCCGTTTCGAAGGTTTCCAGAAGCCCATCAACCAGAACGTTCGGGTAGCGAAAATATTTTGGGCAGGTGCATTAACCTGTTCAAATCGCCGTTTTCAAGGCGTCGTTACCGGACTTCCAACAGCTTATTAAAGGAGAATTGTAATGGCTGCACCAGGTATTAAGCAGATATTTAGTTCTTCATTGACGGCTAACGATTCTTCCGCACAGGAAGAACTGGGCGTTCTGCGTTTTGAGGCTGACGGTAAAGTTTATCGTTATGTTCGAGCTGAAGATCAAGCCATAGCCATTGGTGAGGTTGTATATCCTGCTTCCGCTACTGCGGGAGAGTGGGAAGTATCAACCGACTATACCGGTGGATCATCGGTTGCCGCTAAAGTTGTAGGCGTAGCTCTCGGTACTATTACCGACGCTTACTACGGCTGGGTACAGGTATCCGGTTTTAGTGATATGGTAAGAACGAATGCTAACGTATCCGCAGGTGATGCTCTCATTGGCCATTCGGTTGATGGTGAAGCTGATACTATGGCAGCGGGTGAAGAACACTTAGTGTTCGGATTCGCTCTCGCGGCAGATACTACGATAAACAGCCAGGATGCTTGCGTGGCTCAGTTAGTTGGTATACTCTAAAAACTAATTCAGTGAAAAGACGGAGGTAATAGCCGTCTATAAGCTGATCTCTCGGTTGAAGGACGGTCCGGCGTGTCTGGACCGTCCGGATACCATTCTTATTAACATACATATTTCGAGGGCAGTATGACAGGAACAGAAATGCTTGATCTGCTCGGGTTGCGACTTGAGGATCCAAGCGAAACGAATTTTACCGAAGCCACCAAGCTGGATACCATCAATGTTGCGATACATTTGGTAGTCAATGCGATGGACAATGCCTTTTTAAGCGAACTGGAAACGTTGGACGATGATAAGACTGTAACAGCCGGTAAGATCAAAATTAGTAATGTGTTGAGCTATACGCCCATCAGGAAAAGTATTACAGTTGTATATGACGAAACCAACAATGTCTATTGCTCTATTATCGAGGCCAAAGACATAAAGCGTACAGAAAACTCTTATCTTACAGGCAGTACCACCAATCCGATCTGCTACATATTCGGTGATTTCATATACTTTCAGCCGACTTCCATTGCTTTGGCTGATGTGTGGTATTTGAAAGAACCAAGTGAATTTGTCTCAACCGGTGCCACCGGAAATCAGCTTAACAAGTCTGCTGAATGTGAACTGAATCAGGCACTACATCCAATAGTTGTAGATCTTGCCGAAGGACAGCTCTGGAAAATGGACAACAAGCTGGATAGATCACAGGCTGCACAGGCCAGTGGAATGGTATTCGTCGAAACATTGAATAGCCGCTATCCGTCTGAACGGCCTAAAGGAATTGGCACGGCAGGCCGACAACTATGAACTGGACAGATCTGGAAGACCGTGTTCTGGTAGGCTTTAATCATCAGGACGTATCGAGACTGACAGTAAAAAAGTATTTAATTGAAGCACAGGAAGATTTTATCCTGGAAACAGGATGTTTGGAACGCACCAAATGGCTATACCTGGCAGCGAGCACGGAATACGTGGATCTGCCTGTGGACGTCATTGCCGTCAATCGTGTGGAATGGCGAGGCAACAGAATTGAGCCGATAGACATATTCGACGATCATACTCTCCATCAGACTGACACTAC